AAGGATGAGATCCGATTCACTAAAAGTTGAAATTTACGACAAGCAGTGGTGGGGTGACTTCCGTCAAAAAGAAGTTGATGCAATACTTGCACTTACCGCTAAGAAAAATGCGGATTATACTGGTGGCAACTCCTGCGACAATCCGTTTGCAAATTTTGATCAGTCAGTGGAATTTGGGGTAGCCCCCTTGACGGGAATCTGCATTCGTATGCAGGATAAATTTCAGCGAGCCAAAGCCTTGTGTGCCGATGGAACCCTAGCGGTTGAGTCAATCGGTGACCAAGAAAAAGATATATTCCGTGACCTTATCGGATATTCTTTGATTGCTCTTGGTATGCTTGAAAGAGGGAAGTAAAAATACTGGAACCCCTGCCTTGACTTTTGTCGGGGCGGGGGCTTTTTTGTCTAATAACGATAACCAAAAAAGAAATATGATAAGCCAAACAAGGAACGATCCGCACAATGCGGAAGCCGAAGAAAAAGTAATTGGAACCATTCTAAATGAGGGTGCTGAGTATTATGACCAAATCAGCCAGACGGTAGCATCCGATGATTTTTATTTATCAAGATGCCGATTGGTATACGGATCAATAAAATCCATTTGCGACAAGGATGAGCCTCTTAACGAGGTAACTGTTTTAGAGCAGATTAAGTCAGTCGGGGGGACTGAGTTACTAGGGGGAGTCATAGGACTCATAACTCTCATGGACAAGCAGACAAGCCCCATAGATTTTAAAATTTGTGCAAACACGATAGCGGAGAAGTCAAGGCTTAGGAATGTTATTAGGTCTTGCAGGCTGGCGAGGGAAAAAGCTGAAGAAGAGGCTACCCCTGCTCACGAGATAAGGGCGGAGTTAGAGTCAGATTTAAATTCCGACATACGGGTGGATGTTAATGATTTGGACTTGTCCTCCGCAACTTCCCTTATCAATGAGGAGCTAGATGCTATTGTCCGAGGGGACTTTGTTAGGGATGTTATCACTACCAACATCGGTAGACTTGATACCCTACTAGGTAGCAATGGCATTGCGGCGGGAGAAGTCGTAGTTATCGCCGCTCCGACATCTTGCGGCAAATCGGCTTTAGCTTTGAACATAGCATTGAACGCCGCGAAGAAGCAGGAAAAGGGGGTAGCCTATTTTTCATTTGAAATGCCCAAAAAACAACTTACGCAACGAATGGGACAAACCCTGTCGGGCATAAACTACAAGACTGTCAACGAAAGTGCAATAGGGGCTGAGAGGGCTGAGAAGCTCAAGCAAGCTAATGAGGAGCTAGAGGACATACCCTTCTACACTTCGCACTTTGTTCGTGGTGCTGAGGACTTAGCGGGGCAAGCTCGGAACATGGTAAAGAAGATGGGGGTGAAGTTGCTTGTCATTGATTACCTGCAACTGATTCCATTTGACTCACGGACAATGGGCAAGACCGAGGGCATCGCTAATATATCTCACAGAATCAAACAACTAGCCCTAGAACTAAATGTAGGCGTATTACTGCTGGCTCAAGTGAACCGAGAAGGAGCTAAACGGGAGGGAGGTCTACAACTCTACGATCTAAAGGATTCTGGGGACATTGAGAACGACGCTGACGTTGTTTTATTGATGTATCCATCTAATCACGGCGAAGCCGAGCTTTCTCGCAGGATGGACGACAGGGGTGCTTACACCGAAATCACTTATAAGTTAGCCAAGAACCGAGAGGGTGAACGGGACATTGGATGTATGTTTAAATTCTACCATTGCATAGGGAGGTTTGCGTAGAAAATCTGTTCACAAAAACTTGACTAATGAGAATTTTTTGACAACCTAAAATTACTCTAAAGGGAAGCTGTATAGGTAACTACCAGCAGAGAGTTCGTTTCTTTTCTCTCCGTTTAAACCCTTGGAAGCCCCTCCCCCTTACGGGGGTAGGGGTTTTTTATTGAACGGGTTGCTCAACGGGTTGCTCGGTCGGGGCAAGCTCGCCCTCGTCGGGGTCGCCCAATGAGCCTAGAATCTCTTCCATCATCAATCGGAAGTCAGGGTCGTCTTCCGCCTCTCGTGCCAGTGGAAGGAACTGGGCGGTCGTGAACATTCCCTGCATTGTTTGCATATTCAAACGCTCATAGTCCTCAGGACTAACCAGCCGTTTAAAGTTTATGGGGTTGTTGATTTGATTGTATATTAGAAACTTAGCGAGTCGGTCTTTACTAGCTCCCCAAATATTTGGAATAAATCCGCTCGCCTTCCCCCCCATGCTTACATTAACCCTAACCTCTAACTCATCAACACCACCCGTATATTTCGGAAACACGGAAACGCGATCAACAGCTTCATTTAAATCTACCAAATCGTCATATCGCTTGTTGCCAAATAAATACCTTAGGTTTTGTTTGTTTTTTTCTAAAATTTTGCGAAGCTCAATAGGCGACCACATTGCATTGTTTAAACTATCATATTGAATAATCTCTTTGTTTCGGCTGGCTTTTGTGACCATTGTTTGCAGAACGCTCAAGATCAATGACTCCTCGGCATCCCCGCCAAGTGCCCTGTATTGGTTTACAACAGCCTCAAAGTCATCGGCATTAGCCTTTGTATACAATCTTTCGGAAAACGTGTCAAAAGTTGCCGATGAACTAGGAATTGGAATTTCTTTATTTCCCATCATCTTGAAAAACTCTTCATTTTGAAGTTCCTTGAGGCTTGCTCTTTCTAGCAGTTCTTTTTCGCCGAGTTCAAACAACTCCTGCGTTGTCCTTGTGCTGGATTCGTCTAAAATTTCATTAACAGTTTTTGCGGATAAACCTTCAATGTAACCGTCCTTTGTGTCAGCAAAAGCCTTGAGTCGGTCAAGAACTTTAAGCCGTTGATTAAATCCATCAACATTCTTACCCCACAACTCAGCAACGATGTCTCTTTCTTTCTTACTCAAGGTCAAGGCACTTACTGGTATGTCGCGACCAGCAACAAGACCTTTACCATTTAACCACATGGTTCTTAATTTTTGTCTGGACTGAAAAGAATCACCAGTTGCTTTCATGAAAGCCCGAATTTTTGCTGGCGACCTTAGTGCGTCAGAAGCCAACTCAGTTCCGCCCACTATATATGTATTTGCGTTAGGAAGTGCTCCAGAAAAATCTTCGCCACGTTTGGCTAATGCAATTGCCTCTCCGTAATTGGCTCCCGATGGAGCTTCAATATTTTTATTAATAATATTTTCACGAAGGGGTTTAATTTCTTCTCTGAATGCTGTATTTGCATTATCAAAAGCTTCCTTGCCAGCGGCAGGAGTTGTTGGAAGATTTAGAATTCTAGTTCTTTCTAATTCTAAGTCCTTACTTAGTTGCCTATATACGGATTGATCCGTCGTGACGTCTTTAGATCCAAATCCAGCTTTTTCTCTAACCTTTTTTACTAGGTCATTAAATTGCTTAAAGGTTATCCCTTCTTCTAGGATGTCGTCTAGACTGTTTACGGCACGACCAGATGCGGTGCGACCACTTGGGGCGAGAACTGAAATAACTTCATCGTCCGCATTTAAAATAGCTTTTCTTTTACTTCTATTTAAAATTGCAGAAACTGAATCAACAGGCACTTCAACGCCACGAAGCAATGTAAAAGCCTCATCATACATATTAGAAACTTTTGCTTCAGTCGCAACAAAATGATTTACCATGTCCTGCTTGAAAGACAACCCCGTAGCTTCAGTGCTAACATCTTTGCCTATAACATTTTTAGCTTTTTGATTTAGTTGTGTTTGAAACATTTTTAAAGCATCGGCGGTAGCTTTTGCTCTGACCTCGGATTCAACAATTTCACCAGCCGCATTTTTAAGAGTTCGCTGGTCGGCAACTAAAGTCAGAATTGAATCCTTAAATGTTTTTTCATCTAGATCAAATTTTTTAGCTATTCTCTCGGTAGATTCAAGGAGAGTTTTCTCAAATGCCTCAGGGCTAAGTTCTTTAACACCAAAAGAATTTAATACTCTTTGATTTAAATTTGTGCGAACATCCGCAAGTAACATATCACCCGCCGAACCTGGAAATCTAGATGCTATGTCCGTTAAACGATTTAATGATTGTGTACCTTCCAGTTGATAGCGAATTGGTGTTCCGTCACCAGCTTGCATTGCTTTTTTTGTTGCTACTACGGCGGGTTGGTCGCTCGCAACTCCTATGATACGCTTAAACGGAATCTTTCCTACTACTGGAAGGACTACACCTAAACCAAAATTTATTTTTGCTTCGTCAAAGCGACGCTGTAAAAAATCTGCGTCAATATCATCTGGGATTCCAAGTGCTTTTCTGGCTAAAGCGTCTTGCCCTGAACCAACTGCTTGTTCCATAGCGGCTCCTGCAAGAGCACCAGTTGGAACCCCCACAACAGGAGTAGCAACCGCTGAAGTTGCCGCCATCGTTTTTAAACCAACGGCAGTTCCAGCAATGATAGGTGGAAGTTCATTTGCTAACTCTGCAAAATCCGCAAGTTCCGTGTCCATATGGTCGTAAAAACGCCATTTGTTATTTTTTGAATTTGGATCACGATACAAAATGCTGTCCCTACCCTTAATCATTACGGGTCGTACATTTTCTCTGCCGTATTCATTAGCAAGCCACCAAGCTTTAGCACTTGGAACACGCAGAGGAGAAAGTTTTGTTCTTAATCCAGTTGGAGCCGCATTTTCATAATCAAAATCAGACCTTGGAATTGCTAATAAATCAGTAATATTTTTAATGTAAAACTCTTTTCTTTCCGCACGCTCTTTGTCTCCAGTCATAACCATGCTTGCACCAATTCCAGCAACTGGGACTCCTGGAATAACCATTGAGCCGTAAGTTGCAGAATTAGGTTCAGATAATTTTCTTGGTTTAGGTGGAGGACTGTATCCACCCCTTAGCTGATCTTGTGCTGTTACTTTTATTGAACGCAAAAATTCTTCCCTGTCTTCGGGACTAGGTTCATTTTCTGCATTAACACGATACTTAAAACCATTCGGTGTAGTAAGAATGTATGTTTGCATAATTATTTTGCTACTCTAACTTTAATTTCGTCGCCGTTTACGGACTCTAATCCTCCGTAAGTATTACCACTTTTTGCTGTTCCAGACTTACTTCCAATAGGAAATTGTGCTGTCATCGTATCATTTCCGTTCAGTAATATTTGTTCCGCAGAGGGTCCGAAATATTGTTGTCCAGCTTGATAAGCATTGAACTCAGCCATTTTAACTGCTTGCATATCTTTTAAAACCTGGTTAGCCATTTCAAGACGTAAGATATTATCCTCTATACCTTCTGTACCCGACAACTGCGGATTGTAGGCACTCGCCGCTAAACGATTTGCTTCATCTTTTGAAAATTGTCCACCAAGAATAGCTTTAAGAGATTGATATACTACAAGACGCACTCTATCTACTGCATCTTGATTACTAGAATTAAAGAAGGCACGAGTTGAATCTCGGAAACCCCCCATATCAGGAACAAACTCAGCAATGCCGCCAATTGAAATATTTCCAGCTTTTAAATCCCTAATAATGCTATCATATACTTGTATATTGCTTTCTACCTTAGGTCTTTTGTCTGCATACCAATTGTTGACGGCATTTTTTCTATCTGAAAGATTTTTAGCATCCTGTTCTGCCGACTTCTCCATGAATATATCTTCATAAGTTTTTTCGTCGGTATCGGCATATGATTCTTCAACATTATATCCAATTACATTTCCGTTTGCATCTGTTACGGGCGTACGCTTGAACGATGATCCTTTGTTTTCCGAAACTAATTTATTATATTGAGCCACGGTCATAAATGAACCAGAATCAGAAGATTCAGAGAAACGCTCACTACCTAATTCATTCAATATATTTCCACCAACATTGACTGGTTTTACATTAAAATTGCGATCTGGGTTGTTATTTAAAAATTGTTGGTAAGCTACGTTGTCCAGTCTAACAGGTGTCGGTTGATTTGCCTTGTTTTGTTGTTCCAACAAAGCGGCTTCCGCCCGAAGTTGTCCAGTGTTGGCGGTTGCAGTTTTTTGATACTCAGCTATATCCAAAACTTTTTGATTTTGAATTTGTTCAGCACTTGAACTGAGGTAGTTAGCTAACAAAGCAGTAGAATTAAGATTACCTCCACCCCTTTCGTAACTTTTTAAAGCTTGTGTAACTGCCTTAGGA